CCATGGAGAAATAAAGCTTTTGCATATGACAATTTGGATGATTTGGATTGTGGTGTTGAAATTTATGACCAACAAAACGCTGTTTATCCTGAGTTTGAAATTCCCTTTGGAGATGAAAGAGGAGTTTGGAATAAAGGAGAATTGTACAAACCACGATATAATGTTGCTTTAGTAAGAAGAAGCAATTCTGTTACTACAAAGAAAGTCACCACTGCTGTTGCTATTGCGGACGATTTTTGCTTTGGATATTTGTATTCCCTCCCTTATTATGAATTTGCACTTACCGATCCAAAGAAAGAGGCCAAAGAAGAACACGATCAAGAAGTAAGAACTATTGTTGCTGACTTTTCTCAATTAGTCAAACAACAAAAGCAAGAAATGAAAGAACCTAAAGAAATTGTAAAGAAAACTGGCTTCATAGCCCAATCAGGAAAATCAGTACCTGCTCCACAGATTGTTTCACCAAAACGACAGATGATCTTAGAAGTCATTAGAGACTTATATTCTGTCACGAAGGCGAAAATAACTGGAGCGTGGGAAGGTTTTAAAGCGCAGGTAGCACGTCTCAAGAATTTTATTGCTACCAAAACGAAGGACTACACTACAGGAATGTTCAAATTTATATCTTTTAAAAAATTAAGAGATATTCGTGTCCATCGTTACTACCCAAGAAGACCTGCTAGAAATGCTAGACGATTCTATATGGTCAGTCCTGACTTAACCGACGACGATGTTGATGCATCAAACATCTCAGAGTATATGGAACAAAAACTCGGAAAAGCCAAGGAACAAACTCTAACCGATACAGAAATGGATGAGTTCACTAACGTTAAAGTAGAAGAAATTGATATGCTCATTGAGAAAAGAAAAGAAAACTCCACATTTGTTCAACCTAAAAAGAAGAAAGCAGATCCCAAACTAATGGAAGAAGCTAGAGAGAGATGGATCAAATGGTGGGAAGAGACTAATAAGAATCTTTCTAATCCAGCCCCCGAATATGCAGTTCACGCTGACCCCTATGAAATGTTGTATTTACCTAGTGGGGAACGTGCTTACAAAGCTCAATTCGGAAAACAATATATTGCCTCTTGGGCAAAATATTTCCACTATGCCGGGATAATGATTGCAAAATTGGACAAAATGACAAATGATGCTGCCAAAGCTGCTGCCAGAAAAGCCACTGCACTATTGAATTATTTGAAACAGTTGGTTAAAGCACATTTCCTCACTCTTGAAACTACTAGAGATGACATGGAGGTCCGAGTAAGAGCACCAAATGGAACCGAAGCTCAGGAAGTTGCATTGGAGGGAATGGATTTAACCATACAAAACACTCTTGTTGCCAATAATACAAGAAGTGCCAAGTTGCTCATTAAGATTTGCTGGTCTCTCTATTTTACAATTAACACTGCTATCGTTGCTTATGTAGCCCCACATGAATTGCCACGATATTTGTTGAACTACCTAGCCTATTGGGGAGTCAACTGCCTTGCTGCCACCAACACTTGGTTAGGAGCTGCGGGGTGGGTTGTTTTTCTTATTAAGTCTGGAGTCGCCTACACTTTGACCCCACTCCAACTTTTCATTGTTGTAGGCTCCACTTTTTACAACATGATGCAAACTAGAGATGCTCTCAATTTCTCACGTTTCACCGAACCCAGATTGAACCTTAGAAACATCATTAGGGGAAAACTTCGTTTGCCCAGAGCTCTTTTGAGAGCCGCAGAAGTTAGCTCTTTATCCCAATGTTTGTTTGGACCTATCATAGCCCAAATGGCCACTTTAGGGCATTTGGTCTCAATTGGCAGACTTTAAAGCCAATGAGGCAGTGTATGGGCTGTTTCCCATGGGGTTTCCCATACACAATCACCTAGCCGTCAGGGTGTATAAACAATTGACAATTTTCGTTTAATCATATTTGATTTGCGGCTTGGATTCTTTTCCAAC